GTATTTCTACATTATAATCATGTAAATGGCCCATTTGCTGATAAAAACAAGTTTGACGGAAGAGCTAAGTTAGGTCTACCGTCAGGTGTAAAATAGTATTATAATGGAATCATATGTTACAAAAGTTAAAATTTGCACCAGGATTTAATAAACAAGTAACTGCAACAGGTGGTGAAGGTCAATGGGTTAATGGTGACAATGTAAGATTTAGGTATGGTTCGCCTGAAAAAATAGGCGGTTGGTCACAATTAGGATCTGTAGATATTACAGGTAGAAATACTGCAATTCATCACTTTATTAACACTTCAGGTATTAAGTATGCAGCATTAGGTACAAATAGAATTTTGTATGTATATTCAGGGGGTATATTTTATGACATACATCCTATTAAATCGACTACGACATTATCAAGTGCCTTTACCACTACAAACGGATCTTCTACTGTAACTTTAACTTTTTCCTCTGCACACAATATAAATAAATTTGATATTATTTTATTAGATAATTTTTCGTCTATAACTAATTCTAACTTTTCATCTTCTAATTTTGATGACAATAAATTTATGGTGCAATCTATACCAACATCAACAACACTTACAATAGATGTTGGATCAAATGAATCAGGATCTGGTGCAACTACATCTGGTGGTATTAGGGTTCAACATTATTATTCAGTTGGACCAGCGGTTGAAGTTGCATCCACTGGATATGGACTTGGACCTTGGAGTGGATTTAAGTCCGGTCAATTTACGTCTACATTATCATCTTCTATAAATACAAGTGTAACATCACTAACAATGGCAAGCTCATCATCATTTCCATCATCAGGAACTGTATTAATAGATAGTGAGCTTATAACGTACACTGGTAATAGCAGTGGAACTTTATCTGGTTTAACTAGAGGTGCATCAGGCACAACTGCAGCGTCACATAGTTCAGGCGCAACCGTAACCGATGCATCAAACTTTTTTGCATGGAACGCTGCGGCTTCGGGAGACGTTATTACAGCTCCTGGTTTATGGTCTTTAGATAATTTTGGTAATAAATTAATTGCAACAATAAATGGTGGTGAAAGTTTTGAATGGGATTCAAATGGTTCTGTATCAACAAGAGCGACAATTATATCAGGGGCACCTACTGCATCTGCATTTAGTTTAGTATCTACTCCAGATAGACACTTAGTGTTTTTTGGAACAGAAACAACAATAGGAACTTCTTCTACACAAGACCCCATGTTTGTAAGATTTTCTTCTCAAGAAGACATTAACACGTATGCACCCAGTGCAACTAATACTGCAGGTACACAAAGACTTGCAGATGGATCTAAAATTGTAGGAGCGATTAGAGGTAGAGATGCAATTTATGTTTGGACTGATACAGCGTTGTTTACTATGAGATTTGTTGGTCCACCGTTTACTTTCTCTTTTCAACAAGTTGGTACAAACTGTGGATTGATTGGACAGAACGCAGCTGTTGAAGTTGATGGTACAGCGTATTGGATGTCAGAAAATGGTTTCTTTAGATATGCTGGTAGATTAGAATCACTACCATGTTTAGTTGAAGACCATGTCTTTGACGATATCAACACTATACCAAAACAACATATTAATGCAGGTTTAAATAATTTGTTTGGTGAAGTTGTTTGGTTTTATCCAAACTCAGGTTCAGGAACAGTAAATAGAATAGTTGCGTATAATTATCTAGACTCAAGTGCCGAGCGACCAGTATGGACAACAGGAACTTTAGCAAGAACAGCATGGCAAGATTCAGCTGTGTTTGGTAAACCTCATGCAACAGAATATGATGAAGATGGCACAACTGCAACTACAGATACAAATTATGTTTTTGGTAATCAAGATGGTACATCTACTTACTATGAACATGAAACAGGATTAAATCAAGTTAAGGAAGGTGCTACAACTGCGATTACTGCAAGCATTGAATCTGGAGATTTTGATATTGGTCAACAAGGTTTAGCAGGTGATGGTGAGTTTATGATGAAAATAAGAAGAGTGTTACCAGACTTTTTATCACAAACAGGTAACGCAAGAGTTACATTAAATTTAAGAGATTTTCCAAATGATTCACAAGCAAGTTCATCTCTTGGACCATTTACAATAACTAGCAGCACACAAAAAATAGATACACGTGCAAGAGCAAGATCTATATCTTTAAAAGTGGAAAATACTAGCACAGGTCAGTTTTGGAAAATTGGAACTTTTAGAATTGATTATCAACCAGATGGTAGAAGGTAATGGCAAAAATAGTACAATCATTAACGCAACCACCTAAAGAATATGATCAAATTTCATTTTTATCTTTAGTTAGAGATTTAAATGGTTTAATAGAAAAATTAAATACAACATTTCAAGAAGAAAAAGGAGAAGATAACGAAGCGACTATCTTCTTTTTAGGAGGATAATGGCTAATAGTTTTGTAAATAAAAAAGCAGATTTAACATCCACTGATCAAACGACTTTGTATACAGTGCCAACTGCAACAACTGCTATAGTTAAATCTATATTAGTAAGCGATGATAGCGGTAGTGGATCTAATATTACAATACAAATAGTAACATCTGCTGATGCTACTTTTAGTGTTGCACATCAAAAAACCATATCTGCTAATACTCCAACTGAGATATTAACAAATCCATTGGTGGTTGAGACTGGAGAGATAGTAAAAGTCACAGCTGGCCATGCAAATAGACTACATGTATTACTTTCAGCTATGGAAGTATTACCAAGGACTGTTACAACATAGTCTTGATTTACTTGTAAAAAACGAGTAATAATGTAAATTCAGGTTAAATTCCTGCCTTTTAAAAATAAACAACATTTAATATATATGATTAATAGAGCAAAAATGCCAAGACAGTTGCGTAATAAAGGTGGGATCATGACCATTGGTGGCGGTGGTTATACAGGTATACCTATGGGCAGTAGAACAGGTTTTGGAATTATCAGTAAAATTAAAGATAGAATTAGAAAACTTATACCAAATGAATTAGCAAGTGTTGCAGTTAAAGCTGCACCGTTTGTTGCACCATTTAATCCAGCGATTGCAGGATTGATGAGAGGTATAGGTCGATTTGATCAAAGAGGCAGTTTATCTGATGCTTTTAAACAAGGGCTCGCTACTACTGCATTTGGAGCAGGAGCAAGAACGTTGGGTGGAGCAACAGATATTATGGGCGGTGGAGTTAAAGGTGGTCTTACATCCCCATTAAGCCCTGATAGAACAACTGCTGTTAAGGATTTTTTTACACCTGGAAAAGAAAAAGATACAGATTTTATTAAAGAAATTACTGGCGACACTAAAAAAAATGTTGGCTTAAAATCAGTAAAAGATGCAACTGGATTATTTAAAGATGTGCCGATATTAAAAGACTTACCAAGTATAGTTCAACAACAGATATTAGTTGGAGGTGCGTCAGGGGCACTGACTTATATTTATCAAAAATTTTTAGCAGATGAACCACCTCAACAAGAAGGTGAAACTTATGAAGAATACATGACTAGAAGAAGAGAGAATGTTGGTAAAAAAATGAAAGGATATTTTGATAATTATTTTAAATTTGATAAAGAATATTCATCTATGACTGACGAACAAAAACAAGCATTTATTGATAGAGTAAATGTTAGAGACGGCGGTAGAATAGGTTATCAAACTGGTGGTATCACCATGGCCAATACACTTGCAGAAAATATAAGACGTAACTTATCTAATCAAGCTGCGATAAATCAAAGACTACAACAAGCAAGAAGAAATTTAGAACAACAGCTGCCTGGTAGAAGAGCAGCTCAGTTTCAAATAGAAAGAGAAGCAAATAGAATAGCAGCAGAAGAGTTAAACAGAATGACTGGAGGGGCAAGAGGAAATCCGGGAGGAACATCTTCCGGGGGCTTATCTAGTGCACCGACCATAAATGACATTCAAGCAGCCATCGCTGCTAATAGAAATGTAAATAGAATTCAAACAGGCCCTCAACCAGGAGAATTAGATCCACTTGGTTTACCTATAACTAGCACTATTGTTGGTCCTTTATTTGGAAGTGGTCCTCAAAGTTTAGCTGAAATAGAAGCCACTAGAAAAAGAATAGAGGCAGCTCAGGCAGCCATGAAACCAACATATCAAGAAGCTTTGATGGGTGAGAGTTGGGAAACATTAAGTGATAATGATCAATATAGATTAGCTATGGAATATCCAGGTGAGACACCACCAAGAAGAAACCCTAATTTTGTTCCTGGCCTTGCAAAAGGTGGCAGAGTAAATTTTGATGAGGGTGGCACTGGATTTATGAAATGGTTAAAAGCTAATTATGGATTAGAGGTAAAAGATTTAGATTTAGAACAATATGTTAAATTATCTAGAGAATTTAATAATGAAAATCCAGATCCATATGAAACTGGTAGAAAGAAAAATGCTATGGGTAGCATGCCAGTGGGTATAATGAGAACAAATAAAGCTGGAGTTATGGAACGGGACTACAGAGACAAAGGTGGATTTGTGCCTGTGGGTATTAAAGAAAAAGCAGATGACGTGCCAGCCATGTTATCTAAGAACGAATTCGTATTTACTGCCGACGCGGTTCGAGGAGCAGGCAACGGCAGCATTGAAAAGGGAGCACAAAGGATGTATGATACAATGAAAAAATTAGAGAAAAGAGTAGTATAATGGCAAAATTAGAAGTAGTTGACGGGAAAGTAGTTATCACTTACCCTGAAGATATGTATATGGCAGGGCCTGAAGAAGAAATATATACACCTGAGTTTCCAATAGGACCAGATCCTGAAGAAGAAAGAAGATCAGGTATAGGATCTTTACTGGGAGCAGTAACCGGAGCAGGTAAAAGTATCGCTACATTACTAGGAAGAGCGGGTCAACAAAGATCTGATGATCAACCAAACTTTTTTAGAGATTTATTTTTAAACAGAGCAGGTGGTGGTGGTAAAGATTACATGATTCCTGAAAGAGCTGCTGATTTTAAAAAATACTATAAAGAAGATGGAGGATTTGGAAGTTTAGATGCACCTGAAGGTGTTAATATATTTACCAGTGCGGATCAAGCTAAAAAAATAAATTTAAGTATGGCTGAAGAAAAAGAAGCTAAAAGAATACTACCATCTTTATACGATCAAGCTATGAAAGTAGTAGATGCAGCATTAGATATAGATGATGAAGATGAAAAAATGAGAATCATAAATGATATTAATAGATCTTTTGATAAAACAGAGGGAACTGGTTCATCTAGAGCTGCAAACTCTTATTATAGAATTATTAAGAAATATGGCTATCTACTTAACAAAGATAGAATGGGTTTACCTAGCTTGCCTGGTACGGAAGTATCCGGAGATAAACTTAAACTAGCACTTGAAATAGCAAAACAAAGAAAACCTGGTCAAAGAATAACAAATAAAGATCTTCAAGAAATTATTCTTATGTTTGAAAATCTACCATCTAAATCTATGATGATGGATACCACTACAGGAGAGGGTGCTAATATCTTTAGAGTTAAAGAAGCAGATGGTGGCAGAATAGGTTATCAGACAGGTGGTATTACAGAACAGAGAACATTACCACCAGAGTTTGTAGAAGCAGCACAGAAAACATTTTTAACTGACTTATCTAGACAAGCTGGTATACCAAGTATTACAACAGCTGTTCAACAACAACCAGGTGAAACAGCACAGCAGTTTGCAAATAGACAAGCACAAGCACAACAGTTTCAAATTACAAGAGCTGGTATGGCAGAGCTTGCACCACAAGTTGCAGCACAAGATCCATTACAAGCTGCAGCGTATCAACAAGCAGTTGATCCAACAAAAGGACTTGGAGCGTTTCAACCATTTTTAACGGCAGCACAAACAGCGGCAGGCGCAGCGGCAGGGTTAACAGGACCTATGACAGCAGCACAACAAACTGCATACACATCTCCTTTTCAACAACAAGTTATAGACACAACTCTTGCAGAGTTTGACAAACAAGCACAGATGAGACAGAATCAACTAGCAGCACAAACACTAGGTGTTCCAGGTGCATTTGGTGGTGGCCGTGAGGGTGTACAAAGAGCCGAGTTTCAAGCGACAAGTGACGCTAACAGAGCGAGAGTATTAGCAGATTTAAGACAAAGGGGTTTCCAACAAGCAGCGACTGCAAGACAACAAGACCTTGCAAATCAAATGGGTATCGCTCAACTTCAATCGGGTCTAGGTGGCACAGCACAAGACTTTGCTAGAGCACAGATTTCTGGTCTTGGCACATTAGGTGCACAACAACAAGCACAAACTCAAGCGGTATTAGACGCACAAAGACAAGCAGCAGCAATGGCAGTAGAAGATCCAAGAAGAAGATTAAGTATGTTTGGTCAAGGTATATCAGGATTAACACCTGGAGCTGGTACAGTTCAACTTATGCCAACCGAAGCTCCAGCAGCAGGGCCTAGTCCCTTGATGCAGGCATTAGGTGTCGGGTTAGCAGGTGCTGATATCTACGGCAGAATCTTTGGAGGCAAAAAATAGTGTCAAGAATATTAAAAAGACCAATGTTTAAAAGAGGCGGATCTACCAATGATGG